CACGCGCGAGCGAACGGAACTCCTCTTGTGAAAGGCCTCATGAAGTACGCCGAACCGGCGATACCTTTCAAAACCGAGCACATCAACCGAGCTCGAGACATCATATTATCGCTAATAGGAAGACTTGAGCCCGAATTTGGTGCACGGCGACCCCTGACACTGGACGAAACGATCAATGGCTTGAATGTATCTCTACCTCCAATGGACCTCGGAACATCAACTGGCGTCCCGTACATGAAGTGGGCCCAGCCTACTAAGATGCGAGGAAAACGTGCGTTCTTTCGGGAATGCACCGATTCCACGCCTCAAGAAATGAAGTACGAGATTGACGTCGACCGCGAAGTTAATGGAATTAAGATTGGCGTCGAGCTGATCAAGAACATGGAAGAGAAAGAAGCTCTGTTGCGTGAAGGATGTGTTCCATTCTACGTCGCGACGGAGAATCTAAAGGACGAGCTCGTGTCCTTGAAAAAAGTACGAGCAGCGAAAACACGAACGTTTGAAGGAATGCCCCTGGACGTGCTGATGCTTTCTAGGAAGTACTTCGGCATGTGGACCATGGCAATGCAGCAGAATTGTGTGGAAAATCCGATTTCGGTTGGACTAACCACCCCTGGAGCTGACTGGGTTCGGCTTTACCACCGACTCAATAAGTTTCCGAATATTCTAGCTGGCGATTACCAAGCATGGGACGGCAAACTAATGGCAGAAGTGATGTTCGCAGCTGGTGAAGTTATCAATGGATGGTACTCACGCAACGAAAAGAACGAGGCAGACAATAATGTCCGTCGCGCATTGATTGAGAGTTGGGTTCACACCTACGTCTCAGTGGGCGAGAATCTCGTACAGACGCACCAGGGTCTTCCCAGTGGTGTCTGTGTGACAGCTCCCCTAAATTCTTTGTGCAACTGGATCTACTTGATCTGCGTAATTCTGGAAGAAGCAGAACGACAAGAAGAAACCATCTCGGACGACGACATCAGAAACCATTTCGAATTTGCCTTTTACGGAGACGACCATGTCGTGTCTGTGTCTGAAGAGAAGAAGCACCTACTGAACTTTCGAATTATGAAAGCCTGTATGGATCGCCATCTGATCGGATACACTGACTCGTCAAAGTCAGACCGTGTGGATTTCGATTTTGAAAAGTTGACCGAAGTGACGTATCTGAAACGTCGTTTTGTCGTTAACTCGTTCAGCGATGTGCGCGCCCCACTTAACCTTGAGTCCATCTTGAAACAGATGAACTGGACTCGGAAGCGAGAGGGCGCCACCGCTGTGAGTTCACTCATGGAGCATTACGATTCGTTTTGCACTGAGTTACACCAGCATGGACCTACTATCTATAAGGAGAACGTCGAGATCTTCAACGCGGCCATTCGCAAAGTTCAGGATGAACAATGCAATCAAACAGCCGGTCTCGTTGAGATTACTCAGACTTACGACTACTATGAACAGGAGTACTCGAAGAAAATCGGAGTGCATTAAGCACCCTCTACCGACTACTCTATGCGACTACCGTGATATAGGCGAGAATTGGCAGGAGATCAAGCGTACCCTCGGGTCAGGATTGAGGCTTGGAGCGTGTCACTAAGACCGTACCCCTCTCTTGAACCTTTGAGCTTAGGAGCGCCCCATTAAGGGTTCCCTGTTTTGGGCGCCGGATCCAACTACACGGCTCCCACCCCTGTCCCCTCGGCTGGCTCCTCCATCGAGGCCGGTCTCTTGGCCGGTGTGTCCGTCTTGGCGGCCGTCCTCTCCTTCTAAGCGCTTGGTGTCGTTTGACGTACTGAAAATGTTGAGCGATTAGCGTTGTAGTGGGTGTCGTCGTCGAGGAGTTGATAGGTCGTGGTGCTGATGGTGATATTCTCTGTTGTGTACTTACATACTGTGTTTTGTTATCCAGCATTGTTGAAAGGGAGTTGAGGAATGGTTCGAGTTTCTCCTCCGATTGTTATTTGAATGCAAATTCTAGTCCTTTAAAAAAACAAAAAAAAAAAAAAAAAAAACACAAG